GCAGGCGATTGTATATGGGAAGATGAATCGTGTAATAGGCCTAGAGAGTTTTCTATTCGTGTTGATTCAACACAAGATGAAACAGCGATGATGGAGACTGTTGCTCATGAAATGGTTCACGTAAAACAATATGCTAAGGGCGAATTGAAGGATTTCTTCTCAACCACTAAAGTTTGTAAGTGGCAAGGGAAAAAAATTAATCTTTCAAAAATGAATTATTACGATCAACCATGGGAAATTGAAGCCCATGGCCGTGAAAAGGGATTGTATATTCAATGGCTTTGTTCGAAAATGGTTGATTAATTCTAAATGCTAAGAATGAAAAGTTTATAAATAGAAATAACCTAATCACATAAAATGCTTAAATTACAGTCTTTTTTATCATTTTTTAACGAAGCTACTAATTTAACTCCTGCAGAGTTAAAAAAACCTTCTACTGGAGGACCAAATGCCGGGATGTCTAGACTTGACATTCTTGCTAATGCTGCTAAGAAAAGAGATCCATTAGAATTAGCAAAGGGTGGGACTATTATTATAGGAAATCCACAAGAAGTTTTAGATTCTATTGAGAAGTTTAAAACCGATGGAAAAGCATTTACATTTTCTGGTGAAGACGGAAAATTGTATTCAACATCGGATCTTAAAAAATCAACCATGTTTGGTGGAGGTGGAGGCGCCGGTGGAGGAACAAAACAAACTGCAATAGGTGAAGCTGCTCAGTGCCTTTGGATTGCTGCTTTAATTGGAGAAGGATACGATAAGCCACTTGACTATTTTACCGATAAGATTCTTTCGAAATACTTCAGTGATATTTCAGTTGGAAAAACAAAATTATCCGAAATTCTTTCGATCGATGAAGGATGGAAAAATTCCTCATATTTAATCGCACAATATTCAGTGAAAAACGGAATTGTTGAAAGGGGAATGAAATTCCACCGTGATGACGATGTTATGAATAGCGTCTATAAGGCAAAAAATGATGCATTCAAAAATAATGACTTTCGGCCTCTTATGGATGATAAATGGAATCCTGGTGATATTTGGGCAATAGAAAATGGTTTTTCAATAACAGAGCTTGATACGTCAACTGTCGAATCATTTAATGATGACATACTTGATCTTTATCTCCAAAAACGCCTAATTGGTATTTCTCTTAAAAAAGTATCTAAGAATGTTACAGCGGTAGAAAAAAATGTTGAGAGGCCTCCGCAAACTGAAGACTATAAATTTACGGGTGCGCACATCAAGGCTCTTAAACGTGGTGAATGGTATACTACTAAGGCGAATTATATTACTTTTCAGGGAGGTCAGGTTGACTTAAGGGCAAATAGCGCCTTCGGTTCACATAAATCAGAAATTAAAGGTAAGGGAGCCCGCGGAGGAGGTGCTTCTTGGGGTGTGATGCAGGATGCTTCAAATCGTATTTATGGTAAGTCAAACTATCTTCCAAAAAATAGTCAACTTAAAAAAGAAGCTAAGTCTATTGCAAATGGAGATAAAAAAGCAATTAGTAAATTTACTAAGATGCTTAACTTACATGATCAAAGTATTAACGAAGAAGAAGTTGTAAAAAGGCTTTCGGATATTAAAAGAGGTACTGATATTTGGGTTCACGGAAAGTTAGGAGGTCTTTATGTTCTGAACCTTTTGCAAAGTGGAAATACTAAAAAGGCAAACCAATTTATTACACAAATTGTAAATTACGCTGGTAGTTCTACCTCAGATTCAAGTGCGTACATTATACTTAAAGAAAAATAATGAAATTATTTAAAGAGTATTTCAACGAAGCGGAATACGATAGGCGTAAGGTCGATTCTCCTTCAACTTTGAAGGAACTAAAAAGATATCACACAAACAATTTATAAAATGAACCAAAGAGTATTAGAAGCACTTGATTTTCATTACGAAAATAACATTCCATTAGCAGAAAACATTTTTAGACCTCATTCTGAAAATTATTACAAGCTTTTTAGTTATGCACGTATCCTTAAAGAGTCTTTAAATCTAAGTGATTTTGATGAATATTTGTTATCAACAGACATTGGAAATTTTGGAATTTACGAAGGAACCGAAGTTCCTTTAGATCACCCATTCGTTAGTGAAGCAGAATATAAAGGAAAAGACGTTGACTTAAATCAACCTAAGCGAGGTGGAAGCAAAAAGTTTTATGTTTACGTTAAGAATGATAAAGGCAATGTTATAAAAGTAGAGTTTGGTGATACATCTGGGCTTGATGTGAATTTTGATGATGATGGTGCAAGAAAATCGTTTGCTGCACGACACAAATGTCATCTAAAAAAAGATAAAACAAAACCAGGATATTGGTCGTGTAACCTTCCACGATATGCATCAGAACTCGGCCTTAAAAACGGAGGAAACTTTTTTTGGTAATATGAATAATCCATATAAAGACACAAAAGACGGAAGTATGAAGATTCGCACCTTTAAAGCTGGTGTAGATTCTTCTGAGCTTGTTTGGCATCGCGATAAGCAAAATAGAAAAGTAACTATATTAGAAGGTGAAGGTTGGTCATTACAAATGGATAACGAAATACCAAAACAATTAAAGGTTGGTGATGTTATTGAAATTAATAAGATGGAATATCACCGAATTTACGAATCTGGTTCATCTGATCTTGTAATATCAATTGAAGAATATCCCTTTAAATCATTTAAAGACTATATTTCAGAAGCATCAAAGGCTGGCAAAAATACTCACATGACTCACATTGAAGATCGTGTTCTTTATGCTGGTGTGAAAGGAGCAAGAGAAGCGATTCTTGCCCTTCGTTCATTAAGGGACATGCTAGCTGGTAAAACAAACTCTTCGACAAATGTTACTGTCAAATGGGATGGTGCTCCTGCTGTATTTGCAGGAACTGATCCATCTGATGGTAAGTTCTTTGTCGCTAAAAAGGGAATCTTCAATAAAGAACCTAAAGTCTATAAAAGTGAAGCAGATGTACGTGCTGATACATCAGGAGATCTCGCAGACAAATTAGTAATTGCATTTAATGAACTTAAAAATATTGGAATTAAAGACGTTATTCAAGGTGACATTATGTTCACCAAAGGAGACATTTCTTCTGAATCAATTGATGGGGAAAAATACATCACCTTTCAACCTAATACACTTGTATATGCAATACCTTCCAAGTCTGATTTAGCAAAACAAATTTCTAAATCAAATCTTGGTGTTGTATGGCACACCACTTATAAAGGAGATACTTTTGAATCTATGACTGCATCTTATGGTGTAGATGTTAAATCTCTTAAGAAAAAATCATCTCTTTGGCAAATAAGTGCTGATCTTCCAAGAGACATGTCAGGAACAGCAACTTTAACTAAAGTCGAAACTGATGAAGTAACAGAACAACTTTCAAAGGCTGGTAAGATTTTCCAAAAAATTAAATCTACAACTCTTAATGAGTTAGAAAATAATCCAGCTCTTGCTACTAAACTTGAGACATTTAATAATACTCTTGTTCGTAAAGGTCAACGTATTCAAAATACTACAAAGCATGTAAATGATTTGATTTCCTGGTTTGATGAAAAATACAAAAAAGAGTATGAAAAGCGCTCGAGCGAAAGAGGAAAGTTGGCTGTTCTACAAAGGCAAAAAGACGAGATGAGATTCTTTTCAAAGGAGAATCGAAAAAACCTCGATCTTATGTATCAGTTAATGAATGCAATTGTAGATGCTAAATTAATTATTATAAATAAACTTGATAAACTAAAAAATATTGACACTTTTGTTAGAACCAAAAACGGTTTTAAGGTGACAGGTTCTGAAGGATTTGTTGCTATTGATAACGGATCAGGAGGTGCAGTAAAATTAGTTGATCGATTAGAATTTTCTACAAATAATTTTTCACCAGACGTAATAAAAGGTTGGGAGCGATGAAAGACTTGATTAACACAGTAAAAGAATTAAATGAGCAAATGTATGGCTCAGTCGATTTTAATGATTGGACATATGCCAATCCAAATAATCCTATGGTTATTATTTCAGGATATGGATCAATGAAGTTTGATCAACTTAAAAAATCTATTGATCAGGATTTGAAAAAGCTTTCTAAGACAAAAAATTATAGTGTTCTTAAATATGAAATTGGTCATCATTCATCGCCATCAACATTACAGGTAAAGATTGCTGCAGCTGAAGGAATTGTTGCGTTTATGAATGGTAAAACGTATAAAAAATTAATTAAAAAAGGACAATGATTAAATCTTTTAAACAGTTTAGTGAGGATACTAAAAAGGAAATTGTTTTTACCTTTGGAAGATTTAATCCGCCAACGATCGGACACGCAAAACTGATTGATAAAGTTGCTGCAGCTGCTATTGGTAACCAATATAGAATTTACGCGTCACAATCAAGCGATTCTAAAAAGAATCCTCTTGAATATAAAGAAAAGATCCGTGTAATGAGGAAAATGTTTCCCAAGCATGGACGTAATATCATTGAAGATAAAAATGCAAAGACGGCATTGCATATTGCTTCTATTTTACACGATCAAGGTTTTACAAAGATCACTATGGTTGTTGGTTCTGATCGAATTAGTGAATTTACAAAACTCCTTAAAAACTATAATGGTGTAAAAGGCCGCCATGGGTTTTATGATTTTAAAGATGGTATTGATGTTGTTTCTGCTGGTGAAAGAGATCCAGATGCTGAAGGTGTTTCAGGCATGAGTGCTTCTAAAATGCGCGCTGCAGCACTTGAAGGCGACTTTAAATCATTTAGCCAAGGTTTACCTAAAGAGTATGGTGAAGATATGACTTTATTTAATCTTATTCGTAAGAGAATGGGATTGAAGGAAATGACATCTTTTCGTAAACACGTTCAATTGCCAAGCCTTTCAGAAAAAAGAGAGCAATATATTTCAGGTAAAATTTTTAATGTAGGAGATAGTGCTATTACTGAAAATGGTGAAACAATTGTAATTAAAGAAAGAAAAGCAAATTACATTGTTGACACAGTTGGTAAGAAATATTTTATTGAAAAACTTTCAGCGTCTTATGGTAAAGGTCTTTCAAAATCTACCAAAGATAAACGTCAGGCTCAGTTTAATAAGCAAGCAAAAATGGATGATAATGATCCAAGAGCATATAAATCTGCACCTGGTGATGCAAGAGCAAAAACTAAACCTTCAAAATACACTAAAGCATATCACAAAAAATATGGTAAAGAAGAAGCTTTAGAATTAGGTACAGATGATCTTGTTAAAGCATATAAAAAGTTAACACCTCTTGAAGAAAAACAGATCGCTGGACTTAAGAAAAAATCAAAAGAGTCTGGTATATCATATGGCATTTTAAAGAAGGTATATGATAGAGGTATGGCTGCATGGAAAACAGGACACAGGCCAGGAGCAACACCACAGCAATGGGCTTTTGCTAGAGTGAATTCATTTATTACAGGAGGAAAAACGCAAAAGACAACTGATTCAGATCTTTGGAAAAAACATAAAGGGATGAAAGAATCTTTTGAACCACATTGGATGTATGATCCAAAAACTGGAGAAAAAGAAAAAGCTAAAAAACCTGAGGATCATGAAAGATTAGCAGCTAAAGGGTGGGTTCATGAGCCTATTGAAGAAGGCCCTGGAAAATATAAAGGTGAAACGTGGGAAGATGGATATAAAAGGAGGGTAGTAAAAACTGATAAAGAAGAACATAAAGAAAAGGGATACAATTGGCGTATTAAGGGGAAAGAAAGAGACGAAATTTCAATTAAACTTTATAAGGAAAAGCCTGATTTTAAGGAATATAAAAAGCAAATGAAACGCGTTGCTGGACACGAATTTGGAGGGTAGAAATATTATAAATAGTACTATTAAATTAATATGGGAGACATGCATCAAAAAGACGATACAAGATTAGATCGAATCGAAGAAAAAATTGATAGAATGTCTGAAGCAGTTATTGCTTTAGCCAGAGCTGAAGAAAAGATTGTAAATTTAGACGAAACGACTCGTATGATTCTTAAACGTATGGTTGAGCAAGATGAACGTCTCCGTCAAGTTGAAGCTATTCAACAAGATAATCAAAGTACTATTAAAACGATTAGATCTGTAGTTTGGACTGCGATCTCGGCATTAATAACTTCAGCTATCGGTGCATTAGCATGGATATTTAATGACTAAAAAAAATGATCACTTTTAAACAATTCATTACAGAAAAACCTTTGACTCCTTCTCAAAGAATGGCTCGATCACGAGCCATGAAAAGAATAATGCCTAAGATTCAACAGAAGCGAAAGTTGGCAATGAAAAAGAAAGCTTCTATGGAACAAATTAAAGCAAGAGCCATAAAAAAAGCCACAGATATTATAAGAAAAAAATTAGCAAAGGGTGATTATGCATCAATGACCTATTCTCAGAAAATACAAATTGATAAAAAGGTGGAAAAGAAAAAAGGTGCAATTAAAAAACTTTCAAAAAAACTAATACCATCAATGAAACAGGCCGAGGTCGAAAGACTTAAAAAAGCACAAGAAAAACCATAAGATTATAAATAGAATTATGTATCAAGACGATTTAACAAAAAAACTTGCTGAAGCAGCTAAAGCTGTAATCGAAGGCAAAAAAGTGAAAGAGACGGAAGTTCAACCTTCAGATAAAGACTTCGTTGATCTTCACTCAATTGATAAAGAAAAACGCCGCGGCTCAACACCTCTTACAGAAAAAGACGTCGAAGAAGCAAATGAATTTACTAAAGCCGCTGCAAAAGCTGCAGTTGCTGGTGATGACGAATTTGAATTCGACGGTAAGAAATTCCCTACTGAAATGGATGTAGATGTAGCTAAGAAAATTCTTGGTGAGTCTGTTGAGTCCGATGAATCATCCAAACTTACAGAATCTAATACTGATAAGTATATGTGGAGCGATATCAATAATGCGTTGAAAGCCGCGGGTTTAGATATTCGCACAATTTTAAGTGTTGTGTCTAAACTTAAAGGCAAGGAAATAAAGGAAGAAATCGATCTTACAGAAGCATTTATTGATGTTGATGCTTCTGATCCAAAATCAATTGAATTTGCAAAGTTGATCAAAAAGTATCGCGTTAAAGCAAGAATTATAACAATGAACGGTCCTGGTGGTGGAATGCCATTGGTTAGGCTTACTGGTAAAAAGAAAGACCTAGTAGGTATTTTGAAAGACCCTATGGGTTGGCAGGATGACGGATTTCTTGCAGGTTTTATTGAAGAATCACTTAATTTTGACGAAGAATCTGAAATTGACGAAGCAATTTACCAAATTGTTGAAGAAGAAAACGTTGACTTAGACGGTTTAACGGAAGAGCAATTAGATGAACTAATCGGTAAAGCTCTAAAAAAGGTTGGATCTAAGATTAAAAAGGTTGTTAAGGGTCGTGTCACTACAGCTGGACGTGCAGAACGTTTAACAAAGAAAGCGGACAAAGCGGATAAAAAGCAGGCAGATCGTGACAAACTAAAAAAGGCAAAGGCGCGCTTAAAGATACAAAAGGCTAAAAGGAAAAAAAATGCTGACAATCGGAAAGCAGCTAAAGCGCGTTTAAATCGAATGAAAAATGAGAATGAATCATCAAGCGATATTGGTGAATCTAACGGCTGAAAAGATAAAATAAAATCTGGGTCTCAGATCGATGAAGCAGTTAGACCAAACGACAAAGTTTTTATTAAAGGAAAAAATAAAGATGGTAAACCTGTAAATTATTTTGCTTTTGGCGGATCTTTTAAAGAAGACAAAGCTTTTAGAAGTGCAATTAAGAAACTATTATCTGATTATTCTAAGAAAAAGTATGACGTGTATGTTGATGGAAAAAAACACCTTGTAGATGCTAATTCAAGTAAAACTATTGTTACATTTAATGATAAAATGACAGTTTCTGATGTTGCTAAAGCTGTTGAAAATTTTATTAATAAAGAGTATCCTCAGAAAAAGACTGCTTCTACTATTGATTATGAAACAGACACTCGTACAATCGTTACTGCTGATGATGAAAAAGCAAATGAGCTTAAGAAAAAATATCACGGTAAAGGAACTAAAGTGCGAATCATGAAAAGAAAATCTGGCAGTAAAGTATACATTGATTCTAAAACGCCTGAAATTCATAAAGCAATTAATGACGCATTAGGTGATGAATTTAATGAAGAAATCGATCATGCAGAAGTCAAAGAAGCAAAAATAGATAATTATATTTCAATGCTTAAAAAGACATATAATAATTTGAAAACGATGGATCCAAATAGTGATCTTTGGAAAAATCTTAATAAGCAATTGTCTAATCTTTCTGATGATGACCTTAAAAAGG